TGCCGCCATTCTTGCGGTTATCGCAATCAACCAACTGTTGCTCGGAGAAGGAAGACAGCTTGTTATACTTCACGTAGTAAGCACCCTCCAATGCACCCGTGGTAGAGAAACTCCAGCAAGATCCACACTGTCCCTGGTTCTTCACGGGAGTAACGCCGCCATTGGTGACCCAGTTAACTGATGCAGGAACAGACTCGACGTCAAGCGCGTTCTGGCTAAGGCACTCGGTAACGCACTCAATCGTTTCCAGCTTGGAATTCTCCTTGTAGTGCTCGATGCATCCATACAGGCACTTGATCTCGGCCACCTTCTTCATAGAAGAAGAAACGCGAGCAGAGGCTCCAGACAAACCAAGGTAGTTACGGAACTCGTCCTGATCCATACCAGAGAACTGATTGTGTCCAACGGTGTAAGTAAGATTCTTACCATTGGTGGTCTCAATAAACTTGTCATTCGTCGCCCACTTGGCAAAAGTCTCTTCTTGGTGGTCGATGTCGCGGAACTCCATTCTAAACTCCTTCGCCCAGTGCTCAAATCGCTCCAACAGCCGAGAAGCATTGGCTACGGCAATGGTCGCAATCAAAAATAGTGATAGTCTAAGTCCAAACATTTTCTTATACTATATACTGTCCTCTACATTTTATATCCTTGCAATAAAATAATTTGTGTTGACAGTGTATACAATGTGGGACACATCATTAGAAGATTTGCTATACAAAAGTGGCGACGTTTTCTTACCTAAACCAGTGAAGCAACTATTAGACGCTCCACTATACAGACGTAAATATAAAATATACGATTTTTACATAAACGGATGGACTTTTTTGCACGTAATATCAGGAATACTCATTGGTTACATATACTTGAACAAGGCGCGTTCTAGTTACGAATACTACTATACAATGTTAGTGACCCACACAATATGGGAGACGTGGCAAATCATCATTGGTATGTCTAAACCGTTTAGTACGTCTGGCCGCAATAGCCGCATTGATATAATTGTAGATACACTCGCATTCTTGTGCGGTGCGTACATTGCAAGAATTACAAAATAGTCGTTCGGATTTTATTTCTAACTTTATCTTCGTCTTGGAAAAGATATAGTTTACACGAAACTTTGGAATACAAACTGTAATCCATTTCGGTTTTTACCCGAGTCGTCGTTTTAAGTTGCTCAATATATACCATATATGAAAATAGATTGGTCGCCGCTCTCGTTTTTTCTATGATGATACCGTCGTGAATGCTATCCATAATTTCTGGTGAATTGGTACATTTTGTTAATAATTCACAGTCCATTTGTACTTTGCGAATGGATTTGCTGGTAGAATTGATATAGTCTAGTTCCCCCATCCATTCTGTTAAAAACCCTGTTGCTGCTGGGCTTAACGCGCGAACTATGCCCACGGATTTGCTTAAAATCATCTGATTGAGCAAATCAACGAGTCGTCGTATAGGACTTGTAATATGAACATACGCGTCTATTCCCATAATATCGTGTTGAAGATTCGTATTTGGGCTAAACGTGTTATATTGTGTGATCGTATTCTTCCACGACCTAATAATGCGACTCGTTTCTGCACCCAGACCAACTATCGGTTGGCTTATGTCAGTGGGCTGAATAAATGCAGCCGAACGAAAAATTCCGATTTCTTGCGTCTTCATGTAACTTCCGACGACAGAATTCATCAAAACCATAAAATGGGCTACGACGTCGTGACTATCAACGATTGATGTGTCCATTCGTTTAGAAATATCATACAAGGTCTTATATTGGGCATTTTTCAGTAATTTGGGCTCTTCATATACGAAATTCTTTTTTACCCGAATCACTGCATTTGTATAGCGGGGAGCTATTTCAGTCACGACCCGTCCATCGCTATCAACTACGATGTCCATCGCCAGCGCAAATCTTGGTTGATTCTCCTGTAAGCTGCACAAATCATCGGACAGTTGCGCGGGCAACATGGTGCGTTTTCTATCTGGCAAGTAAATAGTTGAGGGTCGATCTGTGAGTTCATTCCATAGATTCAACGTTTCTAGCCAAACGAACACGTTTGCAATATAAATAGATATCCGATACGTATTATTCTGGGCGGGCTGAATGCTGAACGCATCATCAAAATCCACACTTCCCTCTGGGTCAATTGAAAACACATATTCAGACTGTCTATCTTCTATTTGAAAATCCGCGTTTTTGATAATTTGCCCGATGTACTCGTCCGCCGACCGCAATTTAAATGCCACATTCGTACTCTTTGTTAGCGGAACAATGGACGTATTTAAATTATTGCAATGCAGCTGATATTCGTAAAATGCGTACAAATCATCCACGTTGCCGAGCGTTTCGGTTAATATGCCGTGTGGGTGTTTTCCAAGCCAATTGTCAAAATGAAACGTAACATAGTGATTGGTCTGGACTTTTGAAAACCCAACGGGAGCATTGTATGGAATTAGAAAAATGGGAAGTCCGTGATCAAAAGGTATGCATTTGTAATAAAGCCGTTTATTGTTCGGGGTTCGTCCAAACGTTTTATTACCTTCTAAAACTAACACCCCTGGTATGGCTTTCGCAGTTCTGTATACGGATTTATTTGCGACACAGTCATCGTTCATAGTAATTGCATCGCCATTCAGCCATTTTTCGGCGAGAGGAACAAACGCCGCTAATTTGGGATGTTCGGCAACATTAATGGGGGTTTTGTCGGCGTTGTCTTGATAGAATGCCCACGACGAATAGTCGCGGTTATGAATAGCCACGGTAAATGAAGATATTGAACTCATCGGTCAATATCGTCAAAAATTGGGTTAAACGTCTAATATATAACGTGCGATTGCGTTTATACCTTTTGCATAAACTATATTGTCTTCAACTGCATAAAATTGAATACTATTCGTGCAAATTGCTATGAACAACAAATCAATAATAACGAATCAACAAATCAACAATGGTAAGAAAATACAAGGGCGATATCAGCGGACAATTCTGGTTTGCAATGCAGGGCAGCGGCGATATAAGTAATCTAATAAAAATCAAAGAAAGCGATATGTATCGTTGGCGCGGATGCGGTTGCATTATAAACGAATCCGCATTACAATATTTGGACTACTGCAAGCAATGTTACGATTGCAAGGACGATTGCATCGTAGACGTTTGGAAAAAAACAGGCAAAGACGCAAGCATTTTGTATGAAGATGCGAAACAAATATGTTACAATATATTTGCGGATGACCATTTGGCACAACTAGAAAACAGTCTTATCTGTCTTCGTTCAATAATAGATAAACGCATACTCAGCGAAGTTGACAAAGTAGAGAACCTGCCAGCAATACTAAATGCATCATCTGGCGTATTTGATGATGTATTAAAAATATACAATGAAATTCATAAAACTAGCCCGAGCGTTGCAAATCCCGACTTCGTATCTAGATATTGTCTCGGGGTACAAATTAAATATCGGTTAAAAACTAGCGGGTCTTGTTATGTAATATGCGAATTGTGAAATACTTTTGGTCCTATATCTTTTGTATGCTGATTTTTTTTTGATTTGTAAAATATGGAACCAATGGGTCGTTGTTGTAGTCGTCAATATATCGGATTTCCCGAATGCCCGACGCAAGCAGCAATCGTGTGCAAATAAGACAAGGATAATTTGTAATATATGCAATGCTATTGTCGCACGATACCCCTCGCTTTGCACAATCACATAGTGCATTCTGTTCTGCGTGGAGGGTGGCTTGTTCGTGTCCATCCCGTACGATGCTTTCGTGAGGACATCCTGGCAAGAACCCATTATATCCCTGACTGATAATGCGGTTGTCTTTTACTAATAAACAACCTACTTTCAATCTAGTACAAGGAGAACGTTTGGCAGTGACTTGCACAATTTCCTTGAAATATGCGTCCCATTCTGGTCGTTCGTTCGTATTCATGTATTTATTTATGTAATATATAGTAAATTGGGTTTATGCTATTTTCCGAGAACAAATGTATTATGCAAACAGAATAAACATAAAATAGTATGTTTTTATAGAAAGATAAAAGTACAGGTTCTCCTATGCCTCCAAAAATTTTCAAAAAATATAATAAGAAGTCGTCTGCATCCACCATTATGTCGGGCAATGCGACCTCTGCAAAATATCTAATAATCGTGGAATCTCCGTCAAAATGTGCAAAGATAGAGACATATCTCGGCGACGATTACTGTTGTATTGCATCTCGCGGACATCTTCGCACAATAGATGGGCTGAAATCAATAGATACCAAGGGCGATTTTGCGCCCACGTTCTCAATTATACCTGAAAAGAAGGATCATATAGATGCAATGCGTGGAATCATCTCTGGGTTCTCAAAAACAAAAATATTATTAGCAACAGATGATGATAGAGAAGGTGAAGCCATCGCTTGGCACATATGTGAACTGTTTCAATTGTCGGTGGAAGATACTCCCCGCATCACATTCCACGAAGTGACAAAGCCAGCATTGATTGATGCTGTAAAACGCCCGACAAAAATAAATATGCCGCTAGTTAGAGCGCAGCAAGCTAGACAGGTTCTGGATGTCATTGTGGGGTATAAGATCTCACCATTTCTGTGGAAATATCTCTATCACAACAAGTCAAACTCGCTATCGGCTGGTCGCTGTCAAACGCCCGCCCTGCGATTGGTCTACGATAATGAGATGAATAAGCGGGAAAATGGCGAATTAGAATACAAATACAAGGTAGCGGGATACTTTGGTTCTCGTAATATACAATTTGATTTGAATGCTGAATTCGCAGATGAGCCCACGGTTCTCGCTTTTTTAACGAATTCCCAAGAGCATTCGCACAAAATGTCCATAGGTTCTCCAAATGATGTAGTTCGCGCTGCCCCGAAACCATTCAGCACGTCTAGGTTGTTGCAAACTGCGAGCAACCAATTGCATTTATCGCCTACTGACACGATGGGTCTGTGTCAACAATTGTATCAAACTGGTTATATTACCTACATGCGAACGGAGAGTTCTCAATACTCAACTATATTTTTAGAACAAGCATCAAAATATATAACTGACCAATACGGATCATCCGCATATGTAGGTGAACCAAGCAAGTTGGCGAATAAGGAAGCGAGCAACCCCCACGAGGCAATCCGTGTAACGCAACTGGCGAACAAGTCGGTGCCATCGGAGGACAAGCGATTGGTCGCAATATATAGATTGATATGGCGAAACACGCTTGAAAGTTGTATGGCGGACGCAAAAATGCAAACCACCAAGATTGAAATAACCGCACCGATCAACCATAAGTACGTGAATACGATCGAAACGCCCATATTTCTGGGTTGGAAAATCGTGAATGACAAGCCATTGGATGCATCCGACCAGAATGCGCCCGTCGGGCAGATCATGTACTTGAAAACCATATCCAGTAAACCAGTAGAATATAAAAAGATTGAAAGTTCCGTAGTGGTTCATAGCAAACATCGTCACTACACAGAAGCGAGTTTAATCCAAAAATTAGAAGAATTGGGAATAGGTCGCCCATCCACCTTCGCTAGCATTGTAGATACGATACAAGAACGTGGATATGTAAAACGAAAAGATATCGAGGGAGTTAAAACGGAATGTAGAGAACATATACTTACTGATAAAACAATAAAAACCAACGTTGCCGAGAAGACTTTTGGCAATGAGACAAATAAATTAGTAATAGAACCAATTGGAACAGTAACCATTGATTTTTTAATAAAATATTATGATCGTCTGTTCTCCTATGAGTATACAAAGATGATGGAAAGTGAATTAGATTTGATATCGCACGGTCAGATGTCCGACACAACCAACATATGCAAAGATTGTTTCGATGAAATCTCTGCCTTGTCCAAACCAGTAGAAAAAATATCCAAGCAGTCGTACAAGTTGGACGACCTCCACACATTTACATTTGATAAGTATGGTCCAGTAATAAGAAAAACGATAGATGATGAGAACATTGAATTTATATCTGTAAGAAAAGACATTAATATAGACATTGGCAAATTAACGAACGGACAATACACATTGGATGAATTATGCGAGGTAAAGGAGAAGAAAATCGGCACATACGAGAACGCGGACGTAATGTTAAAGAATGGTAGATATGGGATGTACATAGAATGTGGCGAACGCAATGAAAGCATCAAAGACGTGAAAAAGCATTTTGACGAAATTTGTATGGATGATGTTGCCCACGTTCTAGATAAAAAGAAACCGACAGACGCCACTTCTGGCAAGCCAACCGATGCAAATGTTCTCCGCAAATTAAACGACGAGATGAGTATTCGTAAGGGCAAGTTCGGGGCATACGTATATTATAAACGACCCGATATGAAATCCCCGCAATTCTTAAATATTAAGAAGTTCTCGGAAGGGTATTTGGGTTGCGATGAGAACATATTGGTTGAATGGTTGCGTAAAACTTACAAATTGCCGATGCCATAAAATATTCAGAAAGTGTATAAGATGTCAACCGCCAGTTTAAATTATACAGCCTTTTTTGCGCTATATGTAATATGTTTTGCATACTTGTTTAGAAAGATGTCGGGGGTGGTTGCGCTGGGCACTTTAACGATAGTTCATTCCGCATTCACATTATTTTTAGGCAGTGAGCTGTCCAGTATGGCGAATGGCCTAACTAATACACCAATGACGATTTTTGTAATCATATCGATCTTACTCGCTTGCGGACTGAATGTGGCGGCATTGATTATTGTAATGTTGATGGTAACTACCTTACAGAAAAAATACAATGATAAAATCGGGACTCCGATAGAACTGCCCGCCGAGGAACGGGGATACTTTGATACATTTAAATCATACGGTCTGGCCATTTTTATAATAACAGGCATTCTGTTATGGCTGATTTTGGCAAAGTACCCAATCTTTAATGTAAGTGTAGCCGACCAGCCAGTTCCAGCGCTAATTGTGTTTGCATTGTCTACTACAGCACTTGGATTATCAATATACCAAGTAATAATTGCTGCCCGATTATCCAAGTTGAAAAACAGGACAGTTTTATAATAAGAATAAGGATAATTACAGGATACAATGACATTAATTTTGTAATGATATTGTATAGTTAAAGATGCCGACACGTCGGAGAAATAAGATAAGTAGGAGAAACAAGAAAAACAAAATAGGTAAAAAAAACAGGCTGACCAGACGACAAAGAGGTGGAAACAAAGATGGACCAATGCACCCAGATGCGCCGCGTCAACCGACCGCAGATGAACCAATGCACCCAGACGCGCCGCGTCAACCGACCGCAGATGAACTGCATAAACAATACATTAAACAAATTGTAGAAACTGTAATATCTGAACGAATTAAAGCAAGTCAACTCGACACTGCTTGGCAAAAGGATTTAATACGAGATGAACGCAACCCGCTAGCGCTAAATTTCGCTATTGCAGTGCCGTCCCCGTATGTTGCCGCCTCATATTTGCCGTCTCCATTTTGGGATAATTTATTTACACCAGAAGAAATACAAAATATCATTGAAATGTTAACGCGCCCATCAATTTGTGATGAAGTTATAAGCGTGTTGCCTGCATTTGAAAATAAGCCACTAGAATTAATAGCTAGCGCAACAGGAGTTATGAGAAACGGCATGATGGTTTTTTCGGATGACAAACAAAAACAAACTGACGAATGGAACGAAAGGTGCAAAATGATATGCAGTACACTCATTATTTTAGGAATAATATCCTCAAAAATGCATACCACAAAACAAGATTATACAATAACGTCCAAGGGTGGATTGTCGGTCGCATTGTTGCTTTCACAACTAACCAGCAATAACATTAAGGTTCCAGTAAACGATTTAGACTTTAAGATTATACCCACTGCGAAAATGCTATATGTTCCTGAACACGCAAATAATCTGGCAATGCACGTTGGCGCTCTCGTTCAACACATATTAGCAGAGGTCATAACTAAAGGCAAAGGTTATGAAATGAAACTTCTTGCCCCGTCGACAACGGTTCAGTCGCTTGTATATAAAGACCTTGTTAAGTTAAGCTTAAAACCGCGCGATAGCGGATATATTCCAATATTAGATCTCGATTTTGGTGACTTTAATAAAAGTATGTATTTTGACAAGTTGTATCAAATTAACCGCGAATTGCCCGCGAACGCAGACGCACCAATTCGATTCCCTGTGCGTTTCGTATATCAGAGCGTATTGTACACATTAGCCGAAAAAATGTACTATTATGCACAATATTTCTTTATTAAAGAAGAACTCAGTAATAAACCGAGCAAAATGTTAAGAGCATCTCCATTTGGTGATATGCAATATGACCCCGTTACTAAATCGATGATGCACAATGATACATACGTAACGACCGAGAGATGCGACGATTTCTTAATCAAATTTAAAAAGTCAATATTGTTACTAACTAATGCGATAATTGAATCAAGTAATTTAGAAACTAGCGAGGCATTTCAAGAATTAGAATCAAATCCGTCGTTAAAATCGATAGTAGATAAAGACCCTGAATATGAAATGTTCAGGCGAACGTTAGAGCGAATGTTAATTAATACATTGTTAAACAAATTCTCATATTACGAGTTTTTTCCTGAGATATCTAATTGCAGTCCAAGCGATATAATATCATATAAAAAAAACTTTCGCTATTTAGGAAGTGGCAAGCACCAGCGCAGAGATGGGTCGTTAACCACCGACATAATGTGCCATCAAAAGATCGACCTTCGCATAGTTGCCAACATGATAGATAGTCTATACCCATCCACAATTTAAGCCCAAAGATATAGTTACTTATAAAAACCGTATAAACAATATGTGGCGTGTTCTCATTATACTGCCCAGTAAATGAAATATTATGAGACTTCTTATGACGAGTATCTGACCTCCGTTGGATTATACAACTTGCACCCAGAACTGCTGCCTATATATAATTCATTACCAAAGCAGGTAATGAATTTTGAGAACATAATAATGTATGGGGCGGCTGGCGTCGGCAAATATTCGCAGTGCCTCAGTCTACTAAAAAGATACAGCAATAGCGAACTGAAATATGATAAAAAACTCACCGTCCAGACCGACAAATCCCAATACACGTTTCGCATAAGCGACGTGCATTATGAAATAGATATGTCCTTATTGGGATGCAATTCAAAGACGCTTTGGCACGACATTTTTCTGCAAATAGTAGACATCGTATCCGTCAAGAGCGAAAAGGTCGGTATAATCGTATGTAAGAATTTCAGCAAGGTAAGCACGGACATACTAGAAATATTTTACAGTTATATGCAACAATATAATACCAATGCTTACGCCATACGAATCAAGTATATTATATTGACCGAAAGCATTAGTTTTATGCCGTCAAAGATTGTAAATGCGTGTAATGTAATACGTGTGCAACGTCCAAGCAACGAGAAATATCTGGAATTAATCAACTACACGCAACATATGCAATCAATTGGATCAAACCCGCACGATTTTATCAATCGCATAAACGACGCAGTCAAGCCAAACGAAACCACTCGTTTCGCAATGCGTGGAAACAGTGCCAACGTAATACGTAATATTAATTGCAATGGTATATTAAACTTAAAAGAAATGCGGTCGTTCCCCCTGCTGTCCAGTCCAAACGAATTGCCCGACGATGTATTTAATTTAATTTGTGACAATATAATTCGCGAGATTGAGAACATCAACAATGCCGCATTGACTAACTTCCGTGATATATTGTATGATATGTTAACGTACAATTTGGAAGTGCATGATTGCTTATGGTATATTATAAAATATTTCATAGAAACAGGCAAATTGTCCAATGTGGATGTATCCGACATTCTAACCAAGACGTATTCATTCCTGAAATACTACAACAACAATTATAGACCGATATACCATTTAGAGAGTATGATGTTATATATAACAATCAAGGTGCACAAATTTAATGAATTATAAGACTGCGTGTGAATTATTAGACATTGCGTCCAGCGAACAAATATGCCCGTCCAAATTAAAGCGCCAATATCGGGTGAAAGCCTTATTGTATCACCCAGACAAGAACCGATCAGAGGACGCAACTTATAACTTTCAAAAAGTGCACGAGGCCTACGAATATCTATTGCATTGCGATGGGTATGTGGGCGATAATATGTTTAACGACAACGATGCCGACGACGATGGGGCAGACTTTGTATATGAAAAAGTGGGCAAATATACGGATTTATTGTCGTCATTTATACAGAATATAGTGGTCGGAGAAACAAACAGCCAAATATTCAATATTATTTTAAACCGCATATCAGGTGTGTGCGAGGCGAAAGCGATAGATACCTTAAAGAAATTAGATCGTCAAATGCTAATTAAAATTTACGATATAGTAAAGAAATACGGCAAGTCAATGCATTTGGGTGAAGGGATTATACAGAAACTAGAAACGATTATAAGTGACCGTATAACTGGCGATGAGCGTATTATATTGAACCCCACGCTGGAAGACCTGTTTGATAATAATTTATATAAACTAACCGTAAATAAACAAACCTACATCGTGCCGCTTTGGCACAATGAGTTGGTATACGACAACTCGGGCAATGATATATACATTCACTGCAATCCAGTATTGCCCGACAATATCGAGATTGACGAGATGAATAACGTTAAGATGAATGTTTCGTATAAAATAAGCGACATATGGGGGCGAGATGTTCTCCCTATAAATGTGGGCTTGCGACGAACCTTGCCAGTCGTCCCTTCGCAGTTAAAGTTGGCTACGAAACAGACGCTCGTATTTGCGAATATGGGTATATCCCGAATAAATGTAAAAGATGTATACGATATCAAATCGCGTAGCGACTTGCATCTGAATATAACATTGGAAATGTAATCCGTTTTGGGCGTTTTTATTATTGTCAAGGTTCTCAATGCTCTTGAAAATAATCTATATTATGAACTGAACTACGACGTATGCAGTTCAGTTCAGGCAACAATCACCGCGTTCTTATCTACTTGAACCTCTTTGAGAACATTCTTTATGATTTTCTCTTCAAATTTCAGGTCTTCTTCTTTGCCGTACCCTCCCAGCGCCGACTTGTGGTACTGAAAGTAGTTCTCGCATTCTTCTGTTCCTATTTGTTCCACTTCTGGTTTACTGTCGTGAAACCATTTCCACAACTCTTTCATATTCTTACGGGCAACGCCTCTGACGGCTTTTCTCATATACGTCTTGTCTGCGTCGTCTTTTTCCCATTTGTCGGCGTTCTTGATATAAATGGTTTCCCGTTTTAGATCGGTGCAGTGGAGCGGTCTCGTATGCATATCCATATCACGGAAACGGTGGGTCATAACTGTTGATATGCCTTCCACGAATCCGACTTGTCCAGTATGAAGGAAGTCTTCGCGCGTTACTTCAAACGAATTGATAAAATCGTCCATTGTAATCGCATCTTTGCACGTTTCATTCAGAAACACGTTGAGATTGAACTTGTTATTACAGTTTGTATTCATATTATTGGTGGTATTTCCGATCTTGCCGTCCTTGACTGCTTCTAACAGTTGGTTCTGTTGTTCCGCCATTTGTTTTGACTGTTCCAACATAAGTTCCTTGAACTCTTGGTTCTGTTTTAGCAGTTCTAGTACTAGGGATGCGTCTACTAATTGTTGCAATGGTTGTGGTGGGTTTGGGTTATTATTTTGGGCGACGTCTAAATCGTACACATCATTGCTATTAATTGCGTCGCACACCTTCTTGTGCGTATGCAGGCTCTGTCTATGTTTATATGAATTTCCACATTTGCACATATGTAAACCCGAATAACCAGTTGGTGCGGCACGAATAGTCGCATTAACGTCAGTATTAGCGTCAGTATTGTGTTTTCGTGTCGTCAAATGAACATCAAAGTTGCTTTTTTTGCTGCATTCAAAGTTGCATTTTTCGCAACGATACGTTTTAACAGGTGGCATTTTTGTAAGTGTGATGCCTATACTAGATACTTACATATAATGCCTAAATGGTTTTCAGCATAATATACTTAAAAAGGTTGCAGTCATAATTTTAATCAAAAAATCGGTATTTACAGCATTATGCTCACAACGTGTTTTTCGGAGGGCCCTTTTCACAAACTCCCACGGCCCTTTTGAAAAATGGACATTTATAAATGTCCTTTTTTACAGAGCGATGCCATTTCTTTTCTGGACTTTTATAAAGAGTGAATAGAGTAGATATATTTAAAAGATCCCTCTGTGTATAATTCCCACAATAAATTTAAGTATTTTAAAATGAAACCAGTTACAATAAAAAATGAGAATATTTACAGTATTCTCATTTTTATTAAGCATTTACTGCGAGAATGCTAGATTTATTTGTGTTATTTGATTATTTGTTGTCATAGATTTATTTTTGTTATTTGATTTATTTGTTGTCATAGATTTTATTTTTGTTTGTTGTTATAGATTTTTATTTAAGGCGCCTTCTTCTTGATAACCGTCTTCTTCACAGCAGCGGCGGGTGCAGCAGCGGCAGCAACCTCGGCAACTGGTGCGGGAGCAGCAGCAACTGGCTCGGCCTTCTTGACGACTGCCTTCTTGACCACCACAGGCTCTGGCTTTGGCGCAGGCGCAGGCTCATCTGCCTCCTCGTCACTATCTGCGACAGCAGTAGATACTTCGCGCGAAGCAGGAACAGACTCCTCCTCCTCCTCTTCGGCCGCCACGGGCTGCGTTTCAATGTTCTGGATATCATCAGATGAAAGCTGGATGTGGCACTGACCGAACACGGTCTCTTGCACGTGAGGCTTAACGACGCACTGATTCAACTTCCAAGTAATGCCCCATCCCTTTCCGCCGAACCATAGACCGCCGCACTGCAATACGCACGCAACATTGCTTCTAGCGGGAACAAAGTCCATAGGAGTAAGATTGTCGTTGTCGCAGGGGAATAGCAAGGTGCGCTTGGTATCATAGACCTCAACGTTCCACTTGCCGTTGTAGTTGGGCACCTTGGCGCGAATGGTAGGAGGCTTGGTGTAATCCGTCTTCTTGGTCAACTTGTCCTTGGAGTACTTCAAGAATGGGAAGAACGTGTGCTTGGCAACCTCGCGAGACATCTCCTCGCCGAACCACGCCTCGCTGTTCTTGACGGCATCGTCGAGAATCTGATTCTCAAACGCCTTCAACTTGGCCAAGAAATCAGTCGTAGCGGCAGTGGCGTAGACCTCGTTGGGAAACGCCAATGACATACTGAACTTGCCATCGGACTCGCCCGTCTTCTCATCTACGAAATCGCTAATGCCCCAAGTCATTAGGAGAGGAGTAGACACGTACAACGAGCGATTGCTTTGTGTGCTGATAATATTAATAGACTTTCCACCGCGGTCATTTACCTTGGGCTGCATATAGCGAACCGCGGCGGTCTTCCACTCGGAAGAGCTGACAACAATAGGGGTAGAAGGCTTGGACATTTTAAGATTGTTAATAGAGGAACTAACTGGATACATATAATATGCATCTTTTCTTTAATTCAATTTTTTATATATTTTGTTACGAGCGGCACGAAATGTGGTAATAAAACTATGCAAAATGTTACAAATTGTTACGCCGTGTAACTCGTTGTAACAATCTAGCAAACTCAATAAAATGACAATATAAAATGTGTAAACGTATTAGACAAATATCTATATAGAGTATAATGGAACCATACGAGAACACATTGCATAATATAACGGAGCGCCCCCATAAAAAGAAATACGAAATTGAGAAACACATTCAATCAAAAACAAAGAGCATATCGCCAGAGATTACATATGAGAATTATATGGCAAACAGAATCAATTTGGCGAAGTACAAACTGCCCGAATTAAAGTCCGCAGCAAAGAGACATAAATTGCACGTATCTGGAAAAAAGGAATTAGTAATAGAGCGTATCAAAACGTATTATAACAATACGAAGAATGCAATTAAATTACAAACGACATTTCGTAGATGGCTGGCCATACAACTAATGAGATTGCGTGGGCCCGCATTAAAGGCACGAAGTGAATGTTTAAACGGAACGGATTTTTCCACATTAGAGCCGATCAACGAAATACCCGTAAGCAAGTTTTATAGTTACGCCGACACAACCAACAAGGTTATATATGGGTTTGACATAACGTCATTAATTGAGCTAATGCGCCAAAATACGACATTTCAAAATCCATATAACAGAGAAGCGTTTAATGCCAAGATAAAAACCGACATTCTAACCTTGTATAGAACAAGTTTTATGTTAGTGCCGAATTTTAAAGCGGAAAATCAGCCATATCGCGGCGCTTTTACCGACAATTTGAGTCGCCTGAATCGTGACCGCAATGCACGCATTGCATTGCGTGTATATAATCCCAGAATTAACCCAATTTTAACAGAAACAATGTTTAATCAATATGATAGCATAACCCAGAGACGAAATCAGCCGATTGCATCACGAATCGCCCAATTATTCATAGCGATTGATAGATTAGGAAATTACACAAACGGCGATTGGTTTGCCAACCTAGATTTGCGGAGTTACATTCGCCTATATAGGTACTTATATGATATATGGTATGTGCGCAGCGGTCTATCTTATGAAACGCGGTCTCTGATATCCCCATACAGTTGTCCGTTCGAGGGAATATTTACGGGGCGTACGCTTTATTCGGAAGTAACGTACCCACAGATGCAAACGGCGTGTGTGATCGTGTTTGAAAATTTAGTATATAGCGGCGTATCAGACGAATATAAAACGCTAGGGGCATTTTATGCAATGTCAGCTTTAACGTTGGTGTCACCAGAAGCAAGACATTCAATGCCGTGGTTATACGAGGCAGTGATGTAGTTAACAAAATAGAAAATATATGTCGTGAAAATACTAAAATATAAAATAGAAAATAGAAAATATATGTCGTGAAAATACTAAAATATAAAATAATTGATGGGAACATTAGGATAGTCGGTAAGAGAATAATATATAATAATATATTATGCTGTAAACTACTTAAAAGATAAGGGTTATAGTAGTATATAATCAGATGGTTAGAACTGCTACTACTCCTACTACGACTGCTGCCCCCGCTCCTGCCCCCGTTGCCGAGAAGGTGACCAAGCCCCGCGCAAAGAAGG